CATATTCAGCGATTTTATCAGTCACAAATACAATGTATGGCACACACAACTCAGCCTTCTGAGTGCGGAACAACTTTGCTTTGTGCTTGAGATGCGCATCGGTGAAGTGCTCGGTGTTCGATAGGTCAGTTCGTTTGAACATGATCGCCATGATGTCACTGATGTAGTGATTCGGTTTGGAGTTCACAATCTTCTCGATGAGCTTGGTCTCCTTGACTGACAGCTTGAGCTGCGCCTCATAGGTGTATCCATCCACATCGATGCTTGTCACTGTTTCACCTGGTGTAAATGAATCAAGGTTGAAATCTTGCACCAGCTTAATGAACTCGCTGAATGGGTAGTCATCCCACATCTCTTCCTTGATGCCAAGGTATTTGAACATCTCAACATATTTTTCGATGTTGTCGAAGTCTTGATTGTTTAGGATTTGGCTGATTTTTTCGAACTGCTCGATGGTCAGCTCGCTCATTTTGTTAGGAATCTCCTGGTCAAATATCTGTATCATAATACTAATTTTTGAACAAAGATAAATATTTTGCAATATAAGCATGACCAAAGACCTTCCTATTTACAAAATCACTATCGATGACGAGTTCAGCGATGGCGAGAATTTGGGAATCGAGATGATTGCGTTCACCAATATGCCAGCCATAAAGGTGAAGGGTCTTGCATTCAGCAGCGAGAAAAAAATGCTTTTTGCTGACGATGTGAAATACCGCATCACTGCACCAGCCATGATACCGATGGACATCTATCGCAGAGATTCTGAGGAGGGTGACTATTATGTGCAGTTCACAGCTGATGTCATTGAGAAGATTCATGCAAAGTTTATGGCTGACCTCCGCAATCGTGACATCTTCAACCTGGAGCATGACACAGATAAGAAGGTGCCAGCCTACATCCTTGAGACATGGATCGTGGACAACCCGACCAAAGACAAAGCATTCAGCACATTTGGCATCGAGGTACCGGAAGGAACTCTCATGGTGACTGCTCAAGTGACTGACCCAGAGTACTACAACAAATTGGTTGAAGAGGGTCAAGTTGGTTTCAGTATCGAGGGCTTCCTTGGTCTCAAGTTATCGGAACAATTAAAATTAAATAACATGAAGTTACCTGATGGAGAACACACCATTGAGGACAAAATCTACGTCGTTAAAGATGGCGAGGTTGTTGAAATCAAAGAGGTGGAAAAAGAACCAACTGCTGAAGTGGTTGAGGAAGAAATGTCAACCGAAGAGGTGAAGATGGAGGACACAACAGTTGAAGAGACAACTGAAGAGTCAACCACTACCGAAGAGGAGATGGCTATCGACCCAGCAACAGACGCAGAAGCTATCCTTGCAATCGTGATGCCAGTGATTGAGGAGCGTGAGAAGGCATTGATTGCCATCATCGCTGACCTCCGCAATCAGATGGAAGAGATGTATGCAGAGAAAGAAGAAGACAAGGCAGAGGAGCAAATTGCCGAGGCTACAATGAGCCAAAAATTTGCCGCATTCAAACAATTTAGTAATCAATAAAAAAACAAATAAAAATGTCAAGAAAACTCCGTTTCGATTTGGATGTTGACTCATCCGCTTTATTGGCAGCGAACCCAGAGGCATTCTACTCTAAAGCATATTTAGCAGAAGAATCAATCGCTGACAACTACCGTCTTTTGCCAGGTGTAAAGGATAAGACTAAACTTGCAACCGTGTTATTTTCACAGCCATTGCAGGCATCTAACTGCTCATTTTCGGCTCCCGATGATGACTTGAGCGCAGTTGAAATTTCAGTATGTGCCCTTTCAAGCATGGCGCAAATCTGTCAATTTGATTTAGAGCAATCATTCCTTGCCCTTCAAATGGCTAAAGGTTCAAATGGTGACTTCACTGTTGCTTCTTTTATGGATTTCTACTGGAATGAAATGGCTAAAGCTATCGGTAATGACCTCGAGCTCATCCGTTGGCAAGGTGACACAGATAGCGAAAATGCTACTTTGGCTCTTTGTGATGGTTACATCAAAGGCTTATTGGCTGACGCTACTGTCATCGATGTAAACAATGCTACGGTAACTGCATCAAATGTATTGGCAGAGCTTGCAAAAATTTTCGCAGCAGCTCCATCTGATATCATCCGTAAAAAAGCTGACCTTCGCTTGTATGTTTCTACAAACGTAGCGAACGCATACGAATTGGCTGCTGCTTCTGGCAACACCATGACTTATGTAACTACTCCACTTCAATTGACTTACCTTGGTGTGAAAGTTGTTGTTTGTGAGGGTATGCCTAACGATACAGCTGTATTGACTTTGAAAGACAACCTTATCTACGCATTCGATGCTGAAGGTGATTCTAAAGCGTTGAAAGCAGTTAACCTTGCTGACACAGTTGCAGAGCCTTACATCCGCACTCGTGCCAACATGAAGGTTGGTTTCGTTCACGTTAATGGTGCAGAGATTGTTCTCTACTCTTAATATATCCAGGGGGGTGTAAAATCCCCCCTATTTTTTTTTAACTAATTCAAAATCAAATACCTATGTCGTGCGAAGCTCTCGAATCCATTGTGAAGTCATGTGACAACAACAGTGGAGGCATTGAAAAAATTTGGATTAATCAACAAGACAATGTTGCGTCATTCACTTTGGATGCAACCAACACTTGGACAATCGATGCGATCACTTTAGCTGGTGGTGCTCCTGACTATACTCCTTTCGAGATACGTCGTAACACTGGAAGCTACACTGAAGATGCAGCTATTGACCTTGTGAATGGTTCATCTTATGTGACAAAAACAATCTCGTTGATGTTCCACAGACGTGACCAAGACAAATCTCAAGCAATCAAAATCTTGGGTGCTGGTCAGCAATACCTTAACGCAATCGTGAAGGATATGAATGGCAAGTACTGGTACTTCCCATATCTTCAATTGAGTGCAGTTGGTGAAGGTTCTGGCACAGCTCGTGCAGATGGCAGTAAGTACTCCGTTACACTCGTCTCGGAAGATGCTTTCTTATCATATGAAATCGAAGAGGCTGCTGTGAATGCTGTCATTGCTTAATCTTAATTAACCTACTACAAAGAGCCATCCATAACGGGTGGCTTTTTTTTGTGAACAAAATTTGACCCTATTGCAATATAAGTAAATGATTTACATTAACAAGGGAGAGGTGAATTCAATTGTGCTGACACTCACAGAGGTGTCGACATTGACTTCGCCATATTATTTGTTCGTTTTTCAGAACGAAATGAACCCAACATCCGACCCAATCCTCTTCACAGCACTCGATGAGTCTGATTATCCAGAGAGATTCAATCTCTTTTACCTGGATGAGCCAGTTGATGTCGAGCTAATGAAAGGACAATACACATACAGCGTTTATGAATCAACCATACCGCCCACAGAAATCAGTGACACCACTGGAGTGGTCATTGAGGAGGGCAGAATGGTTGTCAGTGGCGCATCGACAACATCAATTTACGACTAATCATGGGCATATTCGATAGATTCAGAGCACAAAAACCAGCAGAGATGGAAGTCATCTCGCCAAATTATGAGGCATTCAGCACACCATTCTTGAAAGTTGGTGGCGCAAACCTTTCTCTGCCATACGTCAACGGCAGATACACCACCGCTGGATGGATTCCATTTGGACAGGACAATATGTATCCAGAGCTACTCAACCAGATGGTGTTCAGCTCACCGCTCCATGGTTCCATCGTTGACTATAAGACCAATGCTGTCATCGGTGGTGGCTTCGATATCAAAGTTGAGGGCGCAACTGCCAAAGATTTGCTTGACCTCTACACATTCGAGAAGAAAGTAAACATCAAAAAGATTGCAAGAGCAGTCACTGAGCAGTTGGTTGTGCACAATCGTGTGTACTTTCGCTTGGTATTTGATGAGAAGATGAAGCTCAAGAGAGCTCACAACGTATCGCCAGAGAAAGTGAGACGTGGACGACAACCGAATCAGTACTTCATCTGTGAGGATTGGTCGGCTCGAATCAACGTGAGAGAAATAAAGAAGCATCACCCATCTTGCACTGACACAGAGCAGCTGTTCGTCTATGAGGTTGAGACCCTTGGTCAAGATTGGTATCCGCTGCCAAAGTATTCAAGTGCTTTGAACTTCGCATTCCTATCTGGTGAGCTTTCGTACTTCGCTAAATCCAACATCCAGAACAGCATCTTCCCATCGTTTGCGATCATGTTCCCAAAACGTCCGCAATCGGAGGAGGAAAAGAACGTACTCAGAAACACCATCGACAAGCTCAAGGGTGCACAGAACGCTGGCAAGACTGCCGCATTTTTTGCCAACTCACAAGACCAGCTACCAAAGATTGAGAGCATCCCAACCAACTCGAATGACAAGCTCTTCCAGGAAGCATCCGGATTGAACACAGAGCAAATCTGCTTCGCACATACCATCGACCCTATCTTGATGGGTGTCCGCACCACTGGCTCGCTTGGTTCTGGTAGCGATATCAAGCAAGCATACATCATCTTCGAAAAGAATGTCGTGATGCCATTGCGTGAGCAAGTGCAAGACATCTTCAATGAGATTCTACACATCGCCAAACTCGGCTTTGCTGACTTCAAAATCAACAACTTCCAAATCATCAATGAATCAATCGTTGAAATCGAAGGAGATGCCAGCAAGACATCTGACGCACTCAATGCAATGAGCCCATTGGTTGCCACCAAAGTACTCGAGCAGATGACCATCAATGAAGTCAGAGCACTCGCAGCACTTGGACCGATTGAAGGTGGTGACATCACAGCAACACAAGCAGCAGCACAAAATCAAACACCTCAATTCTAATGTTGTACTTTATCACAGAGAACTATCTCAAGACCAACACACCAATCACCGCCAATGTGGATGTGACTGATGTGTTCCCATATGTAGCCACTCAAGCGCAGCTCAGAGTGATGCCGATATTGGGCACCGTATTCTACAATCATTTGCTCGAGGCATACAATGACCAGACCTTGACACCTGAAGAGGAGCAGCTCGTGACTTTCATTCAGCCGGTCATCGCATGGAGGTCTGCCGAAGATGCTGTATTTGGTTTGACGTATCAGCTAAAGAACAAAGGACTCCAGACTCAATTCGGAGATAACAGCTCAAGTGTATCTCGCAGTGAGGTTGCATTCGGCATGGAGCACTTCGCACAGAAGGCTTCATTCTTTGAGATGCGCCTCATCAGATACCTGGTCAAGAATCGTGCTGAATATCCTATCTTCATAAGCCATGAGAATCGTGACACCGACCTTCGCCCACAAATCGAATGCAACCAGTGCATCGGTGATTGCTTCATGGATGGTGTTTGGAACTGCGGCTATCCACGCAACAACGGATACAACAATCAAATTCTCGTCATCTGATGAAAAATACCATACTACTTTTGACCGCTTCATTCTTCACCATACTTTCACCGGTGCAGCCACTCGTATTGGTTGCCATTCTTGCCATATTCATTGACACCATATTCGGAGTATGGCGCAGCGTTACCAAAGGAGGGTGGCAAGCATTCAAATCTCGCAGACTATCTGACACGATGGGCAAGTCATTGCTTTATTGTGGTGGCATCGTGTTCACATTCCTCATCGAGAAGTACATCGCTGGTGATATCATCGCTCACTTCATTGCAGTTGAGCTCATCATGACAAAATTTGTGGCTTTCTTTTGCGTGATAGTGGAAGTCAAAAGCATCAACGAATCATATGAGAGCGTGACTGGCAAGAACATCCTCGCTGCGATGCGTAAATTCGTCACACGATCAACCGAAGAACTCGACAGCTGGAAGTAACTCCACTCGACTGCTCAAGATTGAACACCGAGAATCCCCCGATGATACTGTTGTCGGGGTCTATTATTAAACAATAAGAGATGGTAAAAAGCTACACCGATAAGCAACTACTGGACCAAGTCAAATCACTCGGCAACTATATTGGTATTCCAACCGAGCACTGGATTCTCGGAGTGCGCTCGAATGAAGATACAGCCAACAGCTTTGACGATAAGTTCTACCTATTCCATGGCGAAGAGTTCATCTGGGTCACATCTGGCACCACCAACCCAGGAACACCGACTCTCAAGCAGTTTGAAAAGGTCAACAAGAAGGGCGCGGCTGTGCTCAAATCCGACCAATGGTACTATGATGTGTGGAAGTTCGGCAAGCACAATGGCAAGGTCGATGCATTGCTTCAGCTTGGAGCTGCTGTCCAGGTGTATCGTGACACAGATAAGGATGATGACAGCGAAGAGCAAGGCAAGCTCGACACCGGATACTTCGGAATCAACTTCCATCCGAACACATACGACTTGAGCAAGCCTTCAGGCACATCCATTGGTTGGTGGTCAGCTGGTTGCCAAGTGGTCAATAACGTAACCAAATACAAAGAGTTCATCAAGCTCTGCAAGCCACAGAAATTCACCTCATACTGCCTGATAAATGAATTTTAAGTCACTATTTTTGCTCATTCTTGTGACAAGTTGCACAGCCAACTATCACCTCAACAAAGCAATCAAGAAAGGATACCGCTGCGACAGCGTGGCTGATACCATCCGCATCACATCTGTGGACTCTTTTCCCGTGATTGTAGACAATAAAATTGTATACGAATACTATCACACCACCAAAGACACAATCGTGCGTTATAAGACGTCTTTTGTGCCATTGACAAAGTACCAGGAGCGCATTCATTATAAGCTCAAGCGTGACACCATTCGCCAGGTGCAGAAGATTGAGGTGGCAAAGTACAAATCACAAAAGGATAAGCCCACTTTTTGGGTGCTGATTCTCGGCTTTGTGATTGGTATGGGTACCATGTACCTATTCAGATATTCAAAAACCAATCTATGATATTAAAAAAGCACGCAAAGAACATCCACGAGCTTCAGCTTGATGGTCAATTTGTGAAGATAGCCATGCTCTCTGACATCCACTGGGACAATCCCAAAAGTGACTGGAATATTCTCAAGCGTGACCTCGACTATTGTCTGGAGAACAACATCCCGGTGATGATAAATGGCGATATGTTCTGCCTAATGCAAGGCAAGGGTGATCGCAGAGGTAACAAGTCAGACATCCGACCAGAGCACAACAATGCAAAGTACCTCGACTCAGTGGTTGAGACAGCTGTTGAATGGTGGCTTCCATATGCTCACATCCTTACTGTCATCGGATACGGCAACCACGAGACCGCTGTTATTAAATGGCAAGAGACCGACCTCCTTCAGCGATTCGTTGACCTCCTAAACTACAAAGCTGGAAGCAATGTGTTCACTGGTGGATATGGTGGTTGGCTTATCATTAAGCAGATATTCCTTGGCAACGTGCAGATGACCACCAAAATTAAATACTTTCACGGCTCAGGTGGTGGAGGTGTAGTCACCAAGGGAGCTCTCAACTTGACAAGAGCTTTGGAGATGTATGAGGACTTCGATGTGTTCACCATGGGTCACATCCACGAGAACGCTGCCAGAAATGATGTGCGTGACACCGTCAGCTTTCATTCAAAAGTTGGATATCGCCACCATCACAAAGACATCCATCTCATGCTCACTGGTACCTACAAAGAAGTGTATGGTGATGGTTCAAAAGGCTGGCACGTTGAGCGTGGTGCTCCAGTGAAGCCAACTGGAGGGCGCATCCTTACCATTGAATGTGCGAGACACGAATCAAATGGAGTGAAAAAAACCTTCAAGTCTATCGACTCAATGAAATTTCCTTTGTAACTTAGTGCCGTATTCATAATACGTTGTTTTAGGGGAGCTCACGGGCTCCCTTTTTTGTTAGTTATAGTATGCATAATCGGGTATAAATCGACTAATTGCATATTATATTACACCTTTTCGGGTACAAAGTAAGGGTA